TCCGCTGAGCAGTCTCAGCAATTTAAAGACAAAGACGAAGCCAGAGACTACGGTCAGGCCCAACGAGCTTATCGATATTGAAGTATTTGATTTTTGGGTTGACAATTTAGATGCTTCAACCCAAGAATCATTCTGTAGTTTTGCTGCAGAAACTTACTCCGTAATAGAAATTTATTTATATGCACGATTCCTTAATTACAAAGGAAGCATAACTGCATGTGAACTCTGGCTTAAAGATAACTATAAGAAACCTGATCATCGAAAGAAACTTTTGTTTGAAATCGATGAGATGCAAGAAGATGTACGTAAGCTTCGTGAAGATGTAGAAAACGGTGCGGTCAAACGCGATGCAGGTGTTGCTCGTGTTGCTTCCATGCAAAAAGAAATACGTGGTCATATTGATGTTGTTGAAAAGTTTGCTAGTGTCAAGGATCGTAAAGGTTTATTAATGGCTGGTGCTGATAGAGCGATACGTGAATTAATGTTTATATTCAAAGACGATCCAATCGAAATCCCCCTGGAAGAAGCAACGATGAGTGTCTGGGCCAGGATGCAACTAGAAGAATAATTCTGTTAGACTACTTTTAAATAATTAAAGTAATATCAAATGGGTGCCCAAACTAACGGCAATATGGCAGACCCACGCCAACGTCAGATGACTAACGAAGGAATGCAAATGCGTGGACAAGGGCCTGAAGAACAAGCTATGGTTGAACGTATGCAAGCGCAAAGAGGAGCCCCAGCAGGTAATATACCTACTCCTGGTTCTGGTATTGCGTTTGGTCCAGGTAGGTCTAACAGAGGAGATGTTGATTTGCGTAAACTACTACAAGATCGGATAACAAGCGGTAAGTGATACATGACAAAAGGTAAAATGCCACCTCAATTTCTTGAGTATTTAAAAAAGAAAGATGCCAAGAAGGAAGATGGTACTGAAATGAACGACAAAGAAAAACGTAAAGCCGCTTTAGATAAAGCGCGTAAATACCAAGATAAAAAACGTACCAATAAACAATAAAAATAAGATAGACTCAGTACTTGACTGAGTTTCACTTTGCCTAGTTATACACATCTTGCTTACAGACGTAATGCAAAAGCCGCAGCGCGTAAACAATTAATTCGTGTGCCACGGAATGTAGAAATCCTGGAAAAGGCAAGAGACGATTTTGCATTCTTCTGTGAGTACGTAGCTGACAAAGCACCTGCAGAACATCATAAAGAATGGCATCGGCATTTTATTACCCAACAAGATAGTGATTGCCTCCTAAAAATTGCTGGTCCCAATATTGATTTACTTGCACCCAGAGGTCCGTTAGCTGTTTCAATGCCTGTAGCAACTCCTAAGGGATGGGTGCTTATAGGTGATTTAAACCTTGGCGATATAGTTTTTTCAGAAGAAGGAACACCTACAGAAGTTATTAATATTTCTGATTACGAAAAATCTGTAACTTGGGAAGTTGTTTGTACAGATGGATCTTCTGTACGTTGTGATGATCAACATCTTTGGAAAGTGCGACGCACTGGTACGGACGCTAAAGGCGAGTGGAGAACGATGACACTTAATGAAATACGTACACAAAAAACCATTGGTATGAAAGGCAATGGCCGTTGCAATTCCCCAGTTCAACGTGTAACAGAAACTTGTACCGCAGAAGAAAAACCTTGGTTAGATACTAGGGGATATGCAAGATATTTTATTCCTATAACAGAACCCGTACAGTATCCTAAAAGATCACTTGCGATTGATCCGTATTTACTTGGCGTCCTTATTGGAGACGGTTGTTTAAGTAGTAATAACTTAGATATCACCAGTGCTGATTCAGAAATAATTGAACGTTGCGCTCAGGTATTACCTGAGAACTATTCTTTTAAGAACGTTTCCAAGTATAGGTATGACATATCACATATAAAAGGCAGGCTCGCTTGTGGCATAGCAAACCCTCTTCGTCTACAACTTAAAGGACTTGGTTTATATGGAAAAATTTCTAACTCTAAATTCATTCCTAAAGATTACTTATTTTCTTCTATTGAAGATCGAGAAGCTTTACTTCAAGGCCTTTTAGACACGGATGGAACAGTATCCAAAACAGGTTCAATTTCTTTTTGTACTACATCGCAACAACTTGTTAGTGATGTTATTGAACTAGTGCAATCCCTTGGAGGCACTGCAACTAGAAACAGTTCTCGATGTAATACATATACCTTATCTGATGGGACTAAAAAACGTACTACAACACCGTCTTATAAATTAGGGATTAAATTACAAGCACCAATAAAACCTTTTTTCTTAACACGTAAAGCTCAAAGGTATAGCCCAGGTCTTAAGTATTCTCCCTGTAGAGGTATTATTGATATCAGACCTTCTTTTGAAGAAGCAGTTCGTTGTATCGAAGTACAAGATGCTTGTCATACTTTTTTAACAAAAGATTATATTTGTAGCCATAACTCAGCTAAGAGTACGATCCTGGGCCTTCTAACTGCATGGGCTATTGGTATCCATACACAAGCTAAACGCCCCTTACAGGTCCTATACCTATCGTATACGGTGGATATTGCACGTTCTAAGTCTGCAACTATTAAACGTATTATTGAAAGCAAAAGATATCAAGAAGTATTTCCAACTGTTCGTTTAATGAAAAATGTAACCAGTAATGAGTACTGGTCTATTGATCATAAATTTGCAGGTATCGATACTACTGGCGATGAACAATTTACACTTTGTGCTGCAGGTCTTAAAGGTTCTGTTACTTCTAAACGTTCTCATTTAGTAATGATTGATGACGCTATAAAATCAGCCGCAGATATATCCAACCCGGATATTAGAAAACAAATGCAAGAGAACTGGAATGCTGTTATAGCACCAACAATGTTTGAAGGTGCAAGAGCAATCTGTCTTGGTACACGTTTTAGACATGATGATATTCATTCCACAACATTTAATGAGCAAAACAATTGGGTTCAAATTGTTCTTTCTGCTATTAAAAACAACGAAGAAACAGGTGACGAAGAATCTTATTGGCCAGAGATGTGGTCCATTGATTACTTAAAAGAAAAGAAACGACAAGCACCTATTGCTTTTTCTTTTCAATATATGAATCAAGTTATTCGACAAAATGAATTATCCCTAGCTCCAGAACTTATTGTTAAAGCTGAAATTGCAACAGAATTTGACACGTTAGGAATAGGGGTTGATCTCTCTGCTGGCATCAAGGAGAAGAATGACTACACCGTAATGATCCTTGGTGGACGCATAGGTGATCGTATCCATATTATTGATTACAGACGTATCCGCGTCATGGGTAACCTAGAGAAATTAGATGCACTTAAAGAACTTCTTAATGATTGGTCAATACTTGGTAAAGATGATAATGATAACTATTTTCCAACATACTCGACATGTGATATTTGGTCAGAAGCTGTACAGTACCAAGCTTCATTAGAAGCAGATTTCAGAAGAGTATGTCTCAATAATGAAGGATTATATAATTTAATCTGGCATCCCGTCAAGGGATTTAGAGCAGATAAATTAGCACGTTTTCGTGGCATCATGGGGATGTTTGAAGATCGTAAAATTATTTTTAACCGTTATAGAAACTTTACAAACATGTTTGAAGAGCTTACTAATTTTGGTATTAGTAGCCACGACGATTGTGTAGATGCGCTTGTTTGGCTTGTTACTGGTTTAGCTAGAAAGGGACAACTGCATCTTGATTATTGACCTTAGAATGAAGGAAAGCGTTTTTTGTTGTGGGTCCTGAATACATTGCTATTGCTGTTACCTCCTTTTTATCTGCCTTCACAGGAGGTACCTGGGTAGCAAATAAAATCTTAGATCGCAACCAAGAACGAATAAAACAATCCTATGATTATATCGGATCACAAAAACGCCGGATTGATGTTTTGGAAGATCATATCAATCGTTTACCTTTGGATTACGTTTTAAAAGTTGACTTCCTTAGAGAAATAAAAGAGATGCATGATAATTTTAAACAAATTCAGGACAAACTTGATAAACTTATGGAAAAGCTTTTATCAAAATGAGCTACATCCTTGAAGTACAAGAGAACGAAAACGGTGACCAGTATTTGGTTCTACCTGATGAAGTAGTCGAAGAACTAGGCTGGCATGAAGGTGACGTACTAGATTGGGACGTACATGGAAGGGGGATCATCTTGACGAAAGTAAATGATTCATCTGGCTATGAAGTTATAGAAGAGTAGAATATAAAAAATTAAAGCAGTAAATAGATGTATTATCAATCGCAACCTGGTGGTTTTTACGGTGGTCAGCTAGGAAATATTGGAGGTATGCCTGAAAATACCGAAGATATAGCAAATAGTTTTGTGATTACCCCAGGGGGAGATGCCCGTCGTGCAAGGAAAGGTTTAACAGTTCCAGCTGTAAATCGTTTACTTGAAGCTAATCCAGAGTTTAAAAAAGAAATTGAAGACATGTATCTTCCTGGCGCTAAGGCAACAAACTTTTTAAAGGCCGAGGTTCCCGGAAGTAGTAACCTTATAGGTGCAATAGGCAATATGGGAGGTCTTGCAAATGCTAACTTTGAAAGTCTTTTAGCACAGAACCAAGGACCCAGTTCACCTGTTAAATATTATCCTGATGCAAATCAAGGTCAAGGAGGAATCTTCCCTAATACAGGAGCAGGCCGTATTGGTCAAGTGCGTCCCAAAACACCTCTAGCCTAATGGCCCAAGAAGATACAAAATATACTAAACCAGAATGTCGTGCAGCTAGAGCATATAAAAAATCTCAACAAAAGTAGTTTTTTGCTATAATAAATCTAAACGAACTTTTAGTTATGGCCGCTGCTAAAAAAGGTGAGATGCCACCTGCTAAGAAAGGTGCAGTACCACCAAAGAAAGGTGCGGTACCCCCTGCTAAAAAAGGTGCTGTGCCACCTGCAAAAGGCAAGATGAGCGCTGCTCAACTTGGAGCACAAGATAAATTTAAAGCTATGATCGCCAAGAAAAAAGAAGCTGCTGACAAAAAGAAGAAGTGACAAGGTCTAGCAAATACTGCTAAGATCAATAGATATAAAAGGGGAAATAGTTAATGTCGTTGGACGCCAAATCCAGGCTCAAAGAGATCGTTGACTCCTATCTTGAAAAGGATGGTGGAGCTGCTGTTGATACCGGGATTGTTGCGTCTCACCTGGCGCAGATGAAATTATTTGGCACTCGTCAAGGTGTTGAATTTTTTCCTGCGCAAGATAATTTTGGTAATCAACGTAAAGACTTTCTTGATCGCGTAATAAAATTTAATCAAATAGACACACGCCTAGATTCAATCTGGGATTATTTCCTATGTGATGGACAAGGTCTTTTTTACATTCGCCCAACTCAGAACAACTATCGTCTTTACTTTTTTCGTCGTCACGAATATCGAAGTTTTTATAATATTGACGGCGAGCTTGATGAAGTAGTAATCATCTACAGCTATAAGGTACGTCAAGGGTTTGGATATCAGCAAGATCTTGCTACATCAAGTTTGACAGGCCCAGCAGGTATGGGGCAAGGCGGTGCTAAACGCTATATCCGTCTTTCGATTAAACGTAAAACAATAGAAGAAACTCACTCGGAATCTGAACTATCTTTTGATACTAATTATCAAGGTGTACCAGGACGTACCAAGACCCTTAAGAACACTCTTGGGTTCATTCCTTGTGTTGAAATCTTTAATAATACTAAAGGTTTCTCAAATGAAGGGGTTGGTGAGTTTGATAGCTTAGCTAATCATATATGTACGCATGACGACATAGTTCGCACCATGCGTAAGAACGTACAGTTCTTTGGTAACCCAACACTTCTTTCGTCTCGTCCTAAAACAGACCTAATGGAATCTGGTGGTGACGCTGTTGTTCAGCGTCCCTCCATTGCAGCAAACTCAGGCTTTGCTGGGTCTGGTACGTTAAGTCAATCGCGGTTTAAATCTGATCCTGTTTATAGAGGAGTTGATGGTCAACTTCGAGTACCAAGAATTATTGCCAACCTGGAACCTAACGATCGAGTAGGTTACATTGTTCCAGATTCAATTACTGGTGATCAAAATAGTTTTGCACGTCAATATCGTGAGGAAATACGTACTGCATTGGGTGGTGTAGACGAACTTTCGATATCTGCTGGAGTAACTGCAACTGAATACAAATCGTTATTTGGTCGTGTATCTGCAACTTCTAAACGAAAAGCAACAGCTATCTATACGTATGGTATTTGTCGTTGTTTAGAATTAATCTTGTATCAAGAAGAGACTTTATTTCGTAATACATTAGCGGCTGCTGCAGGGCTTGAGAAACCCTTGGAACTTCCTGAAGAAGCTACTGAAGAAGATAGTGCATCTTACGAAGAAGCAATGACGATGTTTGAAGATCAAGTCAAAAAGTTAATGATGGCTTGTCTTAAAATACAACAGATCCCTCCAGGTGTATCTGGACTCATACCTGATGGTGATGTAACTATCCAATGGCGTTGGTTAGGACCTGTTTATGAAGACTCAACACAAGATATTCTTAACAATTCAATTGTTGTTAGAAACCTACAGGAGTTAGGTGTTGATAGCATTGAAGCACTGAAGTACCTCTTCCCGTCAAAAACGGATGAGGAGCGGGCCGAGATGCTCTCTGGGTTCCCGTTCAGGATGGTGGGTGAATTGCAGAATGCTTATTCTTCTTTCTCTCGCCTGGTGGGTGGCATGATGCAGACCCCTCACCCGCAATCGCCGGATTTACCGATGGCTGCGGATCCAAGATTGGATCTGACTCCGTATCTGTATCGTACATTAGAAGCATTACAAAAGGAGATGAGTTATGCAGGACGCTACCGTCCAATCGATCCCACAGATGAGCCAAGCACCAGCAGCCGTCGCTCCGAGCAGCTACGTGGTGGCAGCACCACAAGCAGCCCCGGTCAACTACCAGGCAGCTCCGATGGCTTATCAGGTGGGTACGAGTTACCCCCAAGCGGTACCTCAGGCGATCCCCAGTTACCAATCAAGCCCTACTCAATACGCCCCCCAATACCAGTCGGAAGCACCCCAGGGCAACCCATGGGAGTCGGCATTCAACAAAGTAGTGGGGCTACTGAGCGCTCCAGTCCAATCCCCATTCCAGGCTCAACCCTCGCAACCGGAGACACAGTATACCCCGGCCAACTACGGTCAGCAAGCGTACAGCCAAGCTACGCAACAATCGGCTCCGCAGACCTGGCA